TCCCGCTTGTTTTCTGACTCCCTGAATTCTCCGGACTTCCTCGAGTCGCTCGTTCTGCCAGCCGTCGTCGGTGCGAACGAACTTCTTCTTGAGCACCTCCTCGCATTTTGCTACGTGCGATCCGTGTAGCAAACCACCTAGCAAACTCGTAGCAAAAGGTATCTTCCCCTTTGACCATTGGTAGCACAGCAGCTTGATGTAGATGCCAGTTTCCTCTGCTGTCATGTCGATCGTCCCGGCCAAGAAATCGTCGGCGTAAAACTGGAAAGCTGGGGGCTTACGCATTTCCGTGCCCTTGAATAAATCCCCTGCCCGCAGCGATCTGACCACGTTCGGCGAGAAACATGCCGAGAAATTTGGCACTACGGGCAGGGGGTGAATTGTCAACGTATCAGATGCGACCATCATACTAATTCCGAGGCTCATTGCAACCAGTTTTTTCGTACTCCAGCCAGGCCGCGAGGATCTTCCGGCCGACCGGCGTTATCGAGTATCTGCCGTCCGCGATCTGGATGACTCCACGCTTCACTAATTGTGCGAGAAGTATGTGACCAGCATCACGGTCATGAGGATCTATAAGCAGGCCGTCCTTGTGCAGAGCTCCGCGTGATAGCAGCCGCAGTATGTTGGCCTCGTAGTCGCCCAGGCGGAATTGCATGTGTTTCCTTTCAAGTCCATAGCGTCTTTCCCACATCATTGGAAAAATACTCATTGCCGTCTGCCATTCCTCCATAGACTTTCCTGTGGCAGGCGTGACATAACACGACGCAATCGGTGAGCTTTTCTATACTCCACACATCCCTTCGCACTCGTCGTCCCACAGACGTAGTTGTTGGTCATCCCCGCTGAAAGAGACCTCATCCAAAGGACGACGTGAGGCGTGCAAAAAAGGCACAGCTCCCGGTCCTTTCGCCTCCTGAATTTTCTTCTCGAAATCAACCGCTTCCGCAAAACTCTCCGGGTCGTGCTGCTTCATGTGTCCCCACTCCGCATCCGAATGGAACGGGCAGAATACGCAAGCTGATCGAGGCGGCGTGGGGTACCCCTTAGCCCCCATCCACGTCAGACAGTCGGCTCGCGATAGCCTCTTTTCGATCAGCGGCCACCTATTGACGACCCAGAGATCTCGGCTGGGTTTCATCCGTTTGAATTCGTCGGTGGTAATCCCTATCCAACTCTCCACGACAGGTGTTTTTGTCCCCCGCTTAACTTTCGCCAGCTGTCGGAGGGCTTTCAGAATCGGGCGGATTTTGTAGTCCACTGTGCAATCGCGGAACCTCATCATTCCCTTTGATCCGTTTTTGTTCAGCGTGAAAAAAGGGATATTTTTTTTGCTGAATCGTCGTCCGTCCGCCGTGACTCGCATGTCCAGGGCTGACGCGGCCAGACTGCCTTTCGTCACTCGGTGAACCGGGTACGGCAGTTCTCGCTCAAGCCAATCGAGCCACCGATACACTTCCGCGGGCTCGTGTTGCGTATCCGCGAAGATCGCACCCTCAGGCATCGGAGTTAGTTCTCCCGCCGCGGCCATTAAGGCCATCGTGGATGACTGAACTCCAGCTCCTAAACTCAAGTACACGGGCAGTGGCAAGTTGTTGCTCATGAGCCTGAGTATACGCTGAACATTTGTACAAAACGGAAAAAGTCCGGCGGCGGACAGGGGGCGGACGACAGCAGACTGCGGCAAAACGACTTTTCCGCCTCTCCCCATTTGTCAGCACAGCAATATCTCCCGAGGCTGTGGAGATGCTTACCGACCTCGTTAGCCGCTTTGATCATAAGTTCGTCAGGTACAACTCGCTCTGTTCTAGTCGCCATGATTTATCTCACCTTGACATGGTCCGCCGCCGCGATTACGATAACCGCAAGACGGAGCATAACCGAAAGAGCAAGAGCATGTCAACCACAAGCCGAGACGTTTCCAAAGAATTAGTATCCTTCAACCTTCGCCGGCTGCTGAAGCGGGCCGGCATGACGCAGACCGATCTTGCGAAGGCGGTCTATGGCGAAGTCACGCCCAACAGCCGCGTCACGGTCCACCGCTGGGTAGCCGGCAAGATCCTGCCGACGACCTGGCAGCAGCTCCAGCTTGCGAAGGCCCTGGGAGCGGAAATTACCGAGCTGTTCCGGCCTGAAAAAAAATTCCGGAAAAGTCGCTGATGTGGGGTTGACAGTGTTGCCGAAACGGTAATAATAGAGGCAGACGTGGACGAGTGAGCAAGACAAAACTGAAAGGTGACGACAATGTCGAAAGTAACCCAAACGATCAACAACGTCACGTTCACCTCGGTAACACTCACCGACAGCCGCATCCTGTCAATTACACTCAACCACAAGAGCAATCGCCTTACCGTTGCCTATGCCAACGAGGTCGAGGTTGTCGACCCGGCTGATGACTGGGTATGGTGGGATCACCTAGTGGCGAAATACATCGCCTAAGCCGAAACGCCCTGCGGGGCGTCGCGGCGGGTGGTACCCGTCGCCTGATGATGGCAACCGACACAATGGAGACTGAACGATGACTACCAACGCACGCAAGCACAAACCGCAGCTGACCGCCGAGGCCGCCTACGAGAACGCTCACCTAGTCGCCAAGGACTTAGTCGAACGGATCAACGAACTGCTTTTCGACATGCCAGCACCATACGAAGATGATCACAAGATCAACTGGGCACACGTCGGCAGCCTCAACGAAGTCAACAACCGCCTCTCGGCGATCGTCGCCTTTCTCGACGGCACCGAAGAGTAAGCCGAAACGCCCAACACAATGGAGACTGAACGATGAGCACTAAAGCCTCTGAAGCTGGCCTGGCCTACATGGCTGATCGCCATAAACTGTCACGGCCTACACCGATCGAGGAATTCGAGTCTGATGACAGAAATGCTTTCTACGAGATCTTCTCTGACGGCTCGTTGCTGATCACCAGTTTTGAGTTTTACAGCAAATGCGTTTTGCCACGCGACTGGACAACGTGGCGTGAGCTATTGGTATTCAATGCAGGCATGGCGTACTTGGCCGATCGTGGGACTGGTATCAACCGGCCAAAGCCGATCGCCGAATTTGAGGCTGATGACCGATTTGTATGGTACGAGATCTTTTCCGATGGCTCATTGTTGTTCATCAATAATGCAGAAGATAATGCAGAAGATGAAGTGTGGGAAGATTGGAACGCTTTTGTCACCGACTATCTGCTGCCGGGGCTGTACGTCGTATCAGCGACGTGGGATTCCCTGAGCAAGATCGATCGCGATATCCTGCTGCGGTATTGCGATGGCGATGAGGCCGCAGCCCGCAAGTTACTGGAGACTGAACGATGAAACGCAAGCACAACAAACCGCATCTGATGACTGCCGAGGAAGCCCTGGCGAACCAACGCGAGATCCTACGGCGAGCGGTTACGGTGTTGCAGGAGGAAGTCCGGTTGCTCGACCAAACGCAAAATGCGACCTGGCAGACTGTCGCGAAGTACGCGAAGGCAACAGAGCTCGCACGCGGACTGCTGGAGAGCCACGACGATGAGTGACTATCGCATAAAGTGGTACAGCACAGACGGAACGACTTCGTACTTATTGATGCCGCCAGGGTCAACAGCATCGGACGCGATAGCGACGTTCGACGCCGACGGCAGGCCCGGCCACATCGAGGAATTCGTACCCGGCATTGGCTGGGTAGTGATGGAGGATGACGATGACGCCTGATACATTCAAACGCGATATCGAGCTAGGCCGCGGGCTTGCAGGGCCTGCTGCGAAGGTTCTCGAAACAAAGCAGTACAGAGACTTCCTGCGCGAAAAGTCGCAGTCAGGCCAGAACCTCGGCTTTGAACCGATTTGGCTTCCTGACTTCATGTTCGACTTCCAGCGATCTCTGGTCGAATGGTCTTTGCGAAAGGGCCGGTCTGCGATCTTCGCTGACTGCGGAATGGGCAAGACGCTAATGCAGCTCGTCTGGTCCGAGAACGTTGTGCGGCATACTGGCAGGCCAGTACTGATCGTGACTCCGTTGGCTGTTTCACATCAGACCGTTCGCGAGGCTGCCAAGTTTCAGATCGAGGCCACGCGATGCAATGATGGCCAGCATGGCAGCGGCATCATCGTCACGAATTACGAGCGACTGCATTACTTCGATCCGGATAACTTCGCTGGCATGGTATGCGACGAATCCAGCATCCTGAAGAACTTCGACGGTGCGACGAAGGAATCCATCACAGCATTTATGCGGCACATGAAATACCGCTTGCTGTGCACTGCGACGGCAGCACCGAATGACTATATCGAACTCGGCACATCAAGTGAGGCACTAGGTGAGCTCGGTTACATGGACATGCTGTCGATGTTCTTTAAGAACGACCAGAACAGCTTGCATCCGATGAGCCACCAGAATAAATGGAGATTCAAGCCGCACGCCCAGCGACCGTTCTGGCGATGGATGTGTTCGTGGGCTAGAGCGTTGCGAAAACCATCGGACCTCGGATTCGCAGACGATAACTTTATACTTCCGGATATGGTTGTGAATCAGACCATCGTAAACGCATCGCGTCCAATGGACGGTATGCTGTTTGTGATTCCCGCCCGCGGCCTAGCTGAGCAGCGGCAGGAGCGTAAGCACACATTGAACGAGCGTTGCGAAGCGATGGCTGACAAGCTATCGACCGATGATTTCGCTGTCGCGTGGTGTCACTTGAACGCCGAGGCTGATCAGCTCGTCAAATTGATTCCAGATTCCGAGCAGGTCAGCGGCAAGGATTCTGATGAATCCAAAGAGGCAAAGTTCTCCGCATTCTCCGATGGTAATTTGCGAGTGCTCGTCACGAAGCCGAGGATCGGGGCGTTCGGATTGAACTGGCAGCATTGTAGCCATATGGGATTCTTCCCGTCCCATTCGTTCGAGCAGTACTACCAGGGCGTTCGTCGTTGCTGGCGATTCGGTCAACAGCGACCAGTTTTTGTGGACATCATCAGCACTGAAGGCGAGGCGGATGTGCTGTCGAATTTGACGCGTAAGGCCGCAGCGGCTGAGCTGATGTTCGAGATGATCGTGAAGGAGATGTCATCCGAGATGTCAATTGATAGGTCAATCAACTTTTCTATGGAGGCGACAGTACCGCAATGGCTATTACGTCAGTGATCGAAATGACTATTCCAGAGTGGATAGCGGTTAAAGACAATCCTCGGCAGCGTGATACAGAAAGGCACGCCAGAATTGCCGCCAACAATCATTTGTCGACATACAGCCACATTCATCGCATAGTGTGGGCAGCAATCGACAAAGGCGGAAATGTTTTATGTAAGCTTGACGGACATACTCGCAGCTACCTATGGGAGAACTCATTTCTTGACGTTCCTCCAGAAGGAACCGTACTCGTGATCCTTGTTTCTGTTGCCAATATGCAAGAAGCAAAGATGTATTACGATCAGCTTGACAATTCGAGAGCTGCTAAGAAACCAAGTGATGCCATCTTTGGAGCCTGCCGCGAGAATGGTATTTCTCTCCATTCTCCGCTGCTGCGACTGTGCCAGTTTTCAACGCAGTTGAAGATAGCGAATGGCGGATGGGACCGACTTGATATCAGCAAAATGATCAGAACATGGAAGCCGTACTTGATAGAGCTTGATTGTCTAGCGTTGTCGAATCGCTATTCGTTATTGATAGCCGTCATGCTGCGAACCATCCGGTCAGATGGAATCGCTATTGCGGGACCGTTTTGGACGAAACTGGACAACAACGAAGGCGTTAAGCGTAGTAACGGCTCAGACGGAATCCAACAGCTGCATTCGATGATGGAAGTCCGAAAAGCTGCTGGTTCATTGGCTGGATACGCCAACCTAATGGAAATATCAGCTAGAGCATATGAGGCCTATCAGGGCTGGAAAGACGGAAAGCTATTTACTCGTGTTCCTCGGTTGAGTAATTCTTTCAGCCAGCTATGCCAGTCTGATAAACCAAAGTCTCGAAAGGTAGTGTCATGAACGTATTCGACCAACACACAACAGACCAGTATGCAATTTACAATGGCGACTGCTGCGAAGTAATCCGCGAGATACCGAACGAGTCTATTCACCTATCGGTTTACTCGCCGCCGTTTTGTGGTCTGTACAACTACAGTTCCAGCGATCGTGACATGTCGAACTGTTCCAGTCCGGAGGAATTCTTTCAGCATTACGACTACCTTGTCGAAGAATTGTTTCGCGTGATGATGCCAGGCCGGATAACCGCAGTACATTGCATGGACATTCCGCTTGGCGATGGCAAAGGACTATCCGACTTTCCTGGCGACATCATCCGCCAGCACGAGCGTATCGGTTTCAAGTACATTGCCAGGCACTGCGTCTGGAAAGAGCCGTTCGCTGTAAGGATGCGAACGATGGCCAAGGGATTAGCTCACAAGCAGATAGTCGACGATTCGTCGCTATGTGATGTCGCATCGGCAGACTACCTGCTGCTGTTCCGAAAGAAAGGCACGAATAAGATCCCGATAACACATCCAGTAGGATTGCTCGAATATGCTGGATCGCGACAAGTTCCTGAGGATCTGTTGCGGTACCGCGGATGGGACGGCAAGCAGACTGAGAATAGGTATAGTCACTGGATCTGGAGACAATACGCCTCGGCATTTTGGGACGATGTTCGGATCGACCGCGTGCTTCCTTACAAAGAATGCCGAGAGCCTGACGACGAAAAGCATGTCCACCCATTGCAGCTCGATGTGATCGAACGAGTCGTTGTGCTGCGAAGCAATGAAGGCGAGACAGTACTTACTCCGTTTATGGGAGTCGGCAGTGAAGTGTACGGAGCAGTCATGAACGGCAGGAAAGGAATAGGGATTGAGTTGAAGTCCGCATATTACAAGCAAGCGTCGCTTAACCTTCGTCAGTTATGCGAAAACGCAACAACCGAGAGCGTTCTGTTTTAGGAGCAATAGAAATGCACAACCACATGACAGAAGACGATGTTATCCGCTACCTGCTGAACGAGATCCAGGTCAACTGGAAGAAGAACCCGAGCGACCTGCTGAGTGACGAGGCGATCGAGGAACGGTACAAGCTGGAGCTCCGCGATCTTCTGCTTGCCCTCGACATCGAGCCCAACGACACGGACTTTTACATTGACGAGTTCTTCGAGAACTACGATGACTTCGAAACTGCGGCCGTGCTTTGCCACTGCTGCGAAGATCCGGAGAACGACAGCCGAACGATCGTCACGAAGCACCGCGGCCAGGACTATTACGTTGTCTGCCGCAATTGCCACGCCGAGTATAGCGAGACAGCACCAGGCCATCACTACAGTACTCCAGAGTCTGCGGTTGCGGCCTGGAACAAAGCCATGAAGTGAATCAGGAACGACTGCCGGTCGAAACGGAGTCGGTATCACGGACGATTCGGCCGGTAGCTTTTAACCAAAGGAGCTTGAATATGTACTTGATCTTAGGACGCAACAAAGGACAGGCCATCATCTTGACAACGCCGGCAGGCGAGCAGATCCGTCTGATCGTGAAGGACATCCTGCCGCGAACAGCAACGCGGCCATCGCAGGTCCGCCTGGCGTTTGAGGCACCAGCAACTATCAGGATAAACCGAGAGGAAATCGAGCGGCTAATTCAAGGAGCTGACGAATGTACGCCAAACTCATCATCGGAATAGCGGTCCTATCTGCCGCCATGTTTATCGTTGCTCAGCTCGTCGTGGAGCAGATCGAGCAGCTTGTATCAACCTTGCCATTCTGAGGGTCTCAATGTCAACGAAAACGAAAACGCGAGCCCAATGGATCAAGGAACGCCGCAAGTCTATCGGAGCTTCGGAGTCTCCTGCGATCATGGGCTTCGGCTACGCTGGCCAGAATGCCGCGTCTGTCTGGATGTCGAAGGTTCACCCTACCGAGACCGATGAACTCGCGGCCGAGGATCGACTTGTTATAGGCCGGCTGCTCGAACCGAGCCTACGCGACCTGTTTCAATGGAAGACCGGTATGGCAGTGCACTCGTCCGATAACGAAACAGTGTACCATCCGACGTACGAGTACATCTCGGCCACACCTGATGGTTATGTTTTCGAAGGCGATGAGCGTGGCGTGCTGGAGATGAAGAACGTGTCATCCTTTTTCTCTTTCTCGCCACACTGGGACGAAGGAGTACCGATGCCATACCTGATCCAGGTTCAGCACCAGCTGCTTGTAACCGGCCTGGACTTCGGATACGCAATGGCACTGATCGGAGGTCAGGCGATCAAGATCCACCGCATCGAACGCGACGATCCGTTCATCAGTGCCATGCTGTCGCTTCTGGTGTCATTCTGGGACTATGTGGTTCGCCAGGAGATGCCTCCGGTTGATGACAGCTTCACGACGGCCAAGATCTTGCGGCAGCTGCACCCGGAGGATAACGGCCTGACTGTTGACCTGCCAGACGCCGCCGACGCGATGATAGCCGAACGCGAGCGACTGCGGATCGTTAATGCGAAAACTGAAGCGGCCATGTGCAAGATCGAGAACCAGCTGAAGCTGTGGATCGGCGATAACACGTTCGGCGAAACGCCAGGCGGCCGAAAGGTGAGCTGGAAAACTCAGACTCGTAAAGCGTACCAAGTGAAGGAAAGCACCGCTCGCGTGCTGAGGATATCATGATTACGTGGAAACACCATTGGGAGTGACTTTCAAATGCTCGGAATCGGTGCTATCGAGATCGAAGAGGCCACGTTTAGCCTTGGCATGTGTGGCCACATCGTCGTCCGTGTCAACAAAACCAATCAGCGGTACAAGATCAACCATACGATGTCGGACGGCTGGCAAGTATCGACGCAGGAAGGCGGCCGCCGCGATTGGACAGAGCCAAAGCGGATGGACCCCGAAGAGTTCATCGCATTGCTGCCAGAAGGTCGCGGATGGACTTGTGCCACGTTTGTCGCGGCGTGGGCTGGATACGCGGCCGGATACGAACGCGGATTCTACGAAGGCACATATCGTAAATGTCATCGATCAAACTGATATACAGCGTGCTGAGGATATCATGAATTCAATAGAAGAATTATTGAACGTGTATATTTCCATGTTACGTGAATATAAACCACGGTCAGAATCAGAACTTGAGGCTATGTATCCGGAGTTGAAGGCATTTAGAGAATTAAAGGATCGCTTGATGTCATCGATCAAACTGAACTACGGCACGTCGATATGGATATGGCAACACGCTGGCTGCTGGAAGATCGGCCAGAAGATCTACTCGATCGGAAACACGGATGTCATGCAGGCCAATGATGGCTTTTACTTAGTCGATTCACACTCACTGGAGCGATACAATGGCAACCCCAACGACAGCGATAACAGAACAGCCGAAAAGGCAGATGACGATCCGCGATCACCTTCAGTCTGACGCATTTCGTCAACAGATCCAGCAGGTATTGCCGAAGCACTGTTCGGCTGACCGCATGGCCCGCGTGGCGATGACAGCGATCAGCAAGACGCCGATGCTGGCAGAATGCGATCAGACTTCATTCTTTCGCTGCCTGCTTGACCTGTCGCAGTGGGGCCTGGAAGCTGATGGCAGGCATGCCCATCTGATACCGTTCCGAGACAACAAACGCGGAGTAGTCAATTGTCAGCTGATCATCGACTACAAAGGTATCGTTGCACTCGCCTATCGGTCTGGCCTGGTCGCGTCCATCCATGCCGATGTCGTCTGCGAGAATGACGAATTCGTTTACGACCTCGGCGAGGTGACATGCCATCGCGTTGACCTCCGGAAGCCACGAGGCAAAGTATATGCGGCCTATTCTCGTGTGCAGTTAAAGGACGGCTGCTGCAAGTGTGAGGTGATGTCACGCGAAGAGATCGAAGGAATTCGCAAACGCAGTAAGGCCGGCAACGCTGGCCCGTGGGTCACTGACTTCGACGAAATGGCGAAGAAGACGGTATTCCGCAGGCTGAGCAAATGGCTGCCGCTGTCTGCCGAGATCCAGGACGCATTTGATCGCGACGATGACTGCTTGCCTGCTGCTCGCGTAGTCCGCCCCGCACCAGCATCGCTGCAAGACCTGACGCAGCACATCGCGACAATGCAGCAGCAGCTGGAGGCGACTGACCATTTTGACGAGACGATTGCCGAGTCGATCGCAGGAGAGGAGGAGACGCCATGAAACCTCCGAGACGCTTTAGCGAGGATGCCGTAGCTACGGTAGCACGCATCGTAATTCCATCGACATGCCATATTACGGACGCGGAGCGTCTAGTCTTAACTCGTCAGATGATCGAAGATCTGGAGGTGCTGGCCTATCATTATGATTGCATGGCTGCGGCATGGGCACTGGCGTTTATCCGAAAGGTGACAGAATGACAGTTGCCGAGCTTATCGAGTATCTAAAGACGCAACCACAAGAGTTGCATGTTGTGTACCAGCATGGCAGCGATAGCTGTTTGCTACATTTCACCACAATAGAGATTCAGGAACTGCCTCGCCCTTGGATGGATTGTTGGATTCCACCATTTAAGGAAGGAAGGCTGACACAACAATATCTGGTAATGCGAATGGAATGATGGTGTGGACAGATGCGAAGAACGCTCGACGTGCAGAGCTGATCGACAAGGAAGATCTATCCAACGAGGAACGTCTCGAACTCGATCAGCTACAAGCCGAGATGCTGGAGTACCGTAGGAAGAATGCACCGTTTCCGATCGATGAGGCGAAGGCTGCAAACGAGAAAGGATCAAAATGAACATCATATTCCGAGTAAACGGCAAGCCAGCAACAGCAGGAAGCAAACGCGGCTTTCCGGTGAGGCGAAAGGACGGAAGCGTAGGCGTCGCGATGGCTCCTGATAACGTGCGAGCGAGGCCCTGGATGGCAGCGGTTGCAGACGAGGCTGCCAAGCATGTCACCGAGGTGAGCTATGAGCCTATCAAGCTGCTGTTAACTTTCATGTTTTGCCGGCCGAAGTCGCATTTCAAAACGAGGAAAGGAGTGCGGACGCTGAAGGATTCAGCACCGAGCCACAAGACAGGCAAGCCAGATTGCACCAAACTCGCCAGGGCCGTCGAGGACGCACTTACTGGCATCGTTTGGAAAGATGACTCGCAAGTCGTCGCGTGCCTCATATGGAAGTTATGGATTGACGATGGTACAGAAGGCGTACAGGTCAGCGTTCGAACATTGCCGGAAGGTGACCTATGATAATTCCGATCCTGATTAAGACCTGGTCAGACCTGCTGGTGATCGTGATACTTGTAGTCGCGTTGCCTGCGTTGGCCGCGATCATCGGCATGATTTACTATGCGATAATGGAGCATGACGATACAAGGTGACTCGTAGTCACCGAGTACCCTGGGAGCCTATATCCTCATTGGTCCGTCGATACCGGGCTCCCAGGGCTTTTAATACCGTGAGAGCCAGCGGAACGGATGCCGCTGGTGTTTTACACTCGCAGCACGTCGTAGCTGGTCCCGTTGACCTCGATGCGAATAGTTCCAGCAGGCGTCGTCCCACCGGTAGTAGTACCGTCTGAGGATACCGCACATTCGTCGATCGCACTTCCGCCGATGCAGTAGGCGAACATCGGATCTTTTGTCGTTGTGCCAACTTCTGTAAAGTGAGCCCACAGCTCCCGACCTTCCTGGTAATTCGCGTTTGCGATGTGATCGGTAGTCGATGCAGCTGTAGGCCAGTTCGATGCACCGTTCAGCCACAGCGGCCCCCATCCGTTTCCGACAAATAGGATGTTGCCGGAAGATGGCGGCTGAATTCTGATCGGCTCGTGCGATCTCATCCATCCCTCTGTCGTATCGACGCGGACGCTGGTAACGGTGTCGTAAGTATCGGCCTGCTGATTAGTCGCAGCGATCTTCGGAATGTAGACCCCGTCAAACACGACATCGATCGTGTGCACCTCGCACATGCGATCCATCTGATCGCTTGTCGATATTGTCGATAGGTCGCCAGCAAGCATACCTCTTGGCCGCTCCCAGACCGTCGACGATGATGGATCGCCATTTACCGGATCGATGCCCATGTAGATGCCACCGAACAGCTTGATATGGTTGCTAGTGGAGTCAAGTAACAAGTTTGCCGAGCCAGATTGCGTGTCTCTGCCATGCATAACCTGTCCGAAGAACTGCAAGCGATCGGTGAAGTCCGACGTCTGGATCTGGTATTGTGCCGTAGCCACCGGATCGGAATACAGCTCTCCAAATGCCACGGTATCCTCGCATCCGAAATACGACTCGAAGTAATAGCCGCGTGCATAGGAATTACCGGCCAGCATCAGTCGCGATTGAGCTACAGCATAGTCTGCCCCGAAGTCGGTCTGAGTGTAATAGGTTGCGTTTCCGCTCACACTCGGATTGGTATAGCCTGCTGATGTCATATCAGAGGCATTGTCATACATCGTATTCGCGATGACTCGCGTATCATGGATGGTATATTCGCCCCACGTATTGCCGCCAGACTTCACTGTCAACCCGGTCCTCGGATTGTCGTGCATCAGGTTGCCGAGGATGACGCCATACTCGCTTGATGCAAGCAGGATCCCGTCTGCGTGGTTGAGATCCTGATGGATGCCGTTCTCGTAGGAGTGATTGAAGGCGATGACGGGATGCAAGCAACGCTGGGCGATGTCCTGCGAGATGCCTGTCTGGCCTCCCCACCGCGTGACGTTGCCCTCGATGATAGCACCGGTGCTTTCCACGATCGCGATCAGGTCGCAGTCGTACGCATCCTGAACGGTCGTGATCGTATGCGTGCCGCTGCCGCCAGATACCGAGATCGCTGCACCATTCGACGTCGCAGCCAGTGACAGCGTATTGCTGCCGTATACCGCATCGCGAGTGTAGTAGGTCGTCGCGAGCGAGAAACCTGTCGGCAGCGTACCAGTAGTGGTGAGCTGAACCGGGCAGCCGTCGGGAAAGCGATGGCCTGTGCAGGTTACCGTTGTTCCGGTCGCTGTGAATGTCTTGCTCGGATCGAACAAAGCACCAGGAGCCGATGTCCACATTTGCAGCAGATTGTCGCGAGCCTTGCAGCTTATCGAGCCGCTATCAGCATCGCCTCCGATGCGAATGCCGAAGCTTCGTGGCCGCTGGATCAGGCAGTCAGCTACCTCGACGTTGGTGCATTCGTAGATATCCACGATGCCATGACTGAACGTCGACGAGTCTACGTCGAAATACTGGCCGCAGCGATCGAGGAATACATTGCGGATCTTGCCATGCAGGCAGTCGTCGCAATAGATCCCGATCTGCAGGGAGTCTTTGATGGTGCCGCCGTCCACGCTGAATTGCGTGCAGGTATCGAATGTAATGGCTGCGTGCGAGTCCGTGCGATCGACCCAGTATCGCGTGAACCAGGTATGTGTTCCTGTTCCGTCTGTTGTCAGATTGATCGCAGCCCCACCAGGAGTTGTCGATACTTTCCAATGATAGGTTGAATACTTGACAGTATGCGTTCCGCTGCCAGTACTGGTCAAATTCAAAGCACTGCCACCTTTTGTGAGCGACAGCTGGAATGTATTTGCCGCGGCTCCGATCACCCAGTATACGGTACCAGCTGTTAACGGAGCAGGCAGAGTTGTAGTTGTCGTGAACGATACAGCATCGTCAGTAGTTAAGCCGTGCGATGTAATCGTGATCGTTTCCGTGCCAGTATCGACGTCACCAGGTACAAACGTCTTTGTCAGTTTCTTGACGTAGTACAACGTATCCGCCACCAGTGGCGATGGTAGCGTACCAGTGGAACGGAAGCGGACCTGGTCCTGATCGATGAGTTGCTGTTGGCCTGTCGTGATAATAGCATCGTGCCCATTTTCTGCGACGCACGTACCAGACCTGATCGAGACTTGTACCGGTCGCATATTCAACGCATAGCTTTGAGATGTCGGAGCGGACGCACAAGCATTGAGGATCGTCGGATTCGTGATGCGGACGTTAGTGCAGGTCGTCGCACGTATCCCATCGCGGTCGGAGCCTTCGAAGACGCAGTTACGGACCTCGACATCCTCGCAGCTGACCAGTGCGAGAGCGGCTGACGTGCCGGTACGAAGCGGCCAAACGCAGTCCACAAATCGGAGGTGCGTGCAGGTCGTCATCGTCGTGGCATCCTGAAAGATGCAATTGCGGAACTCGACGTAGTTATGCGACGTCATGCCGGCGATATCTTCGAACGTCGTGCCCTCGATGACTCGCCACGTTCCGGCCTGTGCCGTTGGTGGAGTGATCGTTGTCGGGCTGGCCTGCGTGGTGAAGGAGTAGGTCGCGTCTCCGATCAGCGACTGGATAGTATCGATGATGCTGGTACGAACATCGGCAGGCGAGACATCACCAGACGTGTTATCGTTGATCGCCGTCGCGATATCGGTTTGAAGCGTCGCGATTGTTTTGACTGTCATGTCACTCGATCCTCTGAAATATTGCCGACCATTCGCACGGAGCCGAAAGCCCGACTCCGTTGTCATCCCATGTCGTTAGCAGCCACTTTAGTTTCTCACCGTCGACGAAGTCACGGACTACCGTTGTTGATCCATGCGTTGCGTCCGCCGTCGAGATCGGCTTCAGGTTATCCACCGAGATCTCGATCCCTGCAAGGCCTGTCCAGGTACCAGTGCCCTGGTCGCGATATAGCTGCAACCATGCCTGAGCCGCTTGGTCAGATCCTCCAGAGAATAAGTTATTCTTGATCTTGCCATCGCAGATAACCAGATAATGTGCCCCGGTCGTGACAGTCAGGATGTCCGATGCCACGCTTAGGTTTGTGTCGGTGCCGAAGCCCGTGCTAGGTATCGGAGTCGTACTGCTCTCATCGGTCGTGTCGAGTGTAGCCGATCCGCTGAATCGATATGTGTACCACGTTACGGATGATCCTGTTCCGCCTTTGTCCGGCTCCGCTTCCCATCTGCCAGTCAGGTAATTCCAGTCCGCACAAACGCGATCGCCTGCGTCCAGAGCTGTCGCACCGGTCGGCAGGTAAATTGATGCCGTGGTTGGATCGTAAACGCCATCGAGCGGTACGACTCCGGTAAATGTGCCGCTGTTGCCTGCCGTGACTCCACCGCCAGGCGTTGTCGCTCGTATCCGCGTCGCTGAGTTGCTTTCCACCACGACCCAGCCAGACTTCGGCAGCGAGCCATGCGGAAGCACGCACCACGCCAGGACGCACCTAGCACCAGTCCAGATCGGAGCGTCGCAGATATTCCATGCATCAATTTCGGGAGGTGCTGTCGTGTCGAAGCCGGAATCGAAGCCGGAATCGAAGCCGCCCATTCCTCCGCCCATGCCGACATCATCGTCAGTCAGTCCGCCCAGCGGTCCCTTTTGACGGCGGAAGCTTCCGGATAAACCAGTGCTTACGTCCTCGAGTGCATCCGCGATGATGACAGCACGACCTCCGCTGCCTCCGCCGAAGATCTGACGCTGAGTTCGCCAGGTCTCGGTAGGTGGCATCGTACGCAATCTGGCCAGACCATCTTTGAGGATCTGCCGATCTCTGGACGACAGCACATGGTACGGCAAGGCTAGTCCTCAATCGTGTAAACCGTTGCCGTAGTGGCTTCGAGCACGCGAGCGATCATGTACGGCACCACATGCCCCGCCGGCATATCGTCCGTCGATGTGATCGTATCGCCGCCAGTGGTGATGACCGAGACCACGCCGGCCGCAACGACATAGATGCCTTTGCTTGGCGTGGTCAGGTCGGTATCGTCGTCAGGAGTGACCAGGTTACCGCCGCGTCCGAATGACTCGGCAGAAGGCTGAAAGTCGTTAAGTGACATGATTAGTTCTCGTTGCAAAAGACAAACAGATTCGCCGTATTCGTTACGGCCTTCGCATAAAGTGCCAGCGTCGGATAAACGCGGATCACGAAGTCCTCGCCTGGTTTCAGTTGTGCGAATGGATAGAACGTCGACGCCACATCGATCCCGATGTAAACGCTGTCCGTGCTGTCGAGGTTCTGAAAGACGACTATGCCTGGAGTGCTGACATCGCCGAACGATACTGCCTGAGCCGTTGTCGTTAGCTGCACTGTTCCAGGATTACCGCCGCCGATGCCGTTCTGATCGATCGTCTGCCGCGAGGTATGGTTGTATTCAAACGGCGAATGTCGCACGCTCAAACTCGTCGATAATGTGATCTCGCCTGCCATCATTCACCTCAAGCAAAGTAATTGTTCAGCGGAGCGTAGGCAACAGCCTCATCGACGCGATACGTCAGCAGGTAAGGCCCCTGCGTTGATAGCGTGCCATCGAGGCCCAGAGGCACCATAAAGCCCTCGATCGGATCGCCGTCAACGTCTCGCAGCTTCGCACGATCGCCGTTGGCATCGAGATAGAAGCTGCCCTCATTCGGCATGTACTCGTACCATGGCCCTCGGCCGATCTCGACCTTCACAACCATCTCATAATAGACCTGGCCGTTGTAGTATTCTGGAAAGCCCGTTTCTGCCCTGCGGTACCGCACGTAATGCGGAGCGTAGCCCATCCACGTATCGGAATTGACGGTCTGCTCGTAGGTCGTGTTCAGGTCCATTGCAACCTGGTAGCTGTTGACCCAGGTCTTAGAACACAGTACCGCTATCGTCTGGTCGCGTTGCCGAGGTGGCAGCTGTTCGCCATTTGCATTCACGAGCGGGCCGAGCGTGTTCGTGCCGCGGACTACCAAGCCGTCAACGAACAGGTCCAGGTTGTAGCCCTGGTACTTGTAGATCTGCTGGCCTTCAAACTCCACCCATTTCTGCGGACTGCGGAGAGTAGGCTGATCGCGAAACACGATCGAGTCCGGCTGTTCGCCTGCGACTGCTATTCCGCCGCCGATGCCGCCGCTGCTGTTTGGCTCCCGCCAGGTGACATCGACCAGCCATTCGGTTCTGATCGACTTGTTCGGCATGTACGCCCGAAAGTCGAAAGCGTAGACGCTCGGATCGTAGAGCCGGCTGCCATTGAAAGTCAGGTCCATGATCTCGCCATACTGCGGCAAGTGCAGGTCGTTCGCGTCGTCTGCGATCAGCCTCGCGAACTCGATCACGTTCGCACCCGGCATTGGGCCGTCAGTCTGCACGCGATAGGTGCAGTGATGCACCCAGGGCCGCGTGCCTGTCATCTCGACTTCCGGCGGATGCATCGGATAGCAATGGACTACGCTGCTCATAGGCCGGCACCTTGCAGGACGACTGGCGGCTTCTGGTTTTCACGTATTCCCTGATCGATAGATCGCAGAGCCTTCAGCTGTGCTTCTTCCCAGCGATCGCGATTGCGGAGGTTCATTGCGGCTCGCTGCGTGTCGAGCATGACGCCTCGTGCTGATGAGCGATACCGATCGATGCCGGCCATCGGGTTAAGGAATGACAGATTCGTCCCGAGCCATCGGCCTAATGCTTGGCTGGAATGTTCGCCTGCCATGAATTTGCCGAATGCGGTTTCACGCTTGCCTGAACGCAAATCAGTAAAGATCCGCTGCAATTCCTCGACGACCTTGATCGCTGCTGGCGTGACATCGATCACGAAGCTTCGGATGAATCCACCAGCGATTGTCTTCAGCTTCGCGAACGCATCGTTGAATTCTTCGATCTTCTTCGCATCCGCATCGCTGACAGCTGCTCCTGTTTTCATGAATTCATCACGCATCTTAGCGAGCCCTGCCGCTCCGTCCTTCAGCAGCGATATCATCGCGACGCCGCCTTCCTCGCCAAACAGCTTGCTGCTGATTCTGATCTGATCTGATCGAGCGAGTCCCTGCATTCGTTCAGCGATTACAGCAAGCTGCTTTTCCGGAGCCGTCGCAGCAAGTTTCTGTGCATCGAGCCCAAGCTCAGCGATCACGTTCTTCGCTTCGCCGATCCCTATTGCGGCTTCGCTGGCCTTCCGCGTTAGCATTCCGATCGACTTAGTTACCAGCTCAGAGCTGACACCAGACAGATCGGCCGCATACCGAAACGCCTGCAACTCAGCAACAGGAAGCTTCAGCCTCGATGCTGCCTTGGCAAGTTCGTCGACATCCTTCAAGACCTTCCCAACAGTTGCCCCGATCCCAGCGAATCCCAATGCCGCAGCACCAGCCACCGCAAATGACTTGAGCGACGATTGCACCGACTTCACGGCACCATCGAAGCCCTTTAAGTCTTTACGTGCTTTGCCGAGGCCACTACTCCATTTCTGAGTATTGGCCACGACATTAACGGCGAGTGATCCGATCAGTGCCATTATGTTGCGGTCGTTACCGTCATCGTGCCACCATTGCCGAGCACGCCGCAGTGCCACAGTGCACCTGTCGACGTAAAGACGAAGCCGCCGCCGATCTTCTGGCTTGCGGTCTGCAATGATACCGAGTCGGCCGCCAGGTCATTGACGATGATCATCTTGTCAGTGGTCGCCACCGTCAAATTCTGGTCGGCACACGCCAGCACGGTGATCGTGCCGCCTGCATTGGTGCTGCTTGGCGTCGGCATCGTCAGCGTTACCGCTCCGGCTGCTCCCGTGTTCGTGTGGATCTTGCCAACGTCGTCGTTGGTAAGCGTTGCACTTGCTGTGTGAGCGATTACCTCGCGATGTCCGCCTGGTTGTCGAGTACCCATTTATAAGGCTCCTGGTATTGAAGGTGACGATTCAGTTTGCTGCTTGTGAATCGCAGCGTATGCACATATCCGCTCGTATAGCTGCTCCATGGTGATGCGAGACAGCATGGCGTCCACATCCTGCCCGGATGCAAACGCAATTCGATGAGCCCACAACTTTAGTTCACGGCCGCGGAATGCTCGCTCAGGCATTCCCCGTTCGAGTTTCCCACCAGATCCTCGACTCGCTTTCGGTTGATGCAGTGATCGTTGATGACATCAGTCATTGCATCCACGACCTTCGCATCCAGCTGCATGATCTTCGGAATATCCTCGGAGCTGCAAACCAGGTTTCCGTTCTCGTCGCACATTGTTCGAGCGATCATCCTGGCCGTGCGTTCCTTGAATTTCCGTAAGTCCGGTTGACCTTTCGAGTCAAGGAATGATTGCTCTAAGTCCAAGTGCTCCGCGGCTGTCAGCGATCGAAAGCGTACCGAACCGACGCCAGGAATCTTTGCTGTGACGTATCGCCGCTCAGTCTGTTTCAGTAAATCGCTTAGGCCCACCAGTTGCTCTGGCATTGTCTCTGATCTCCAACATCTCTTTGTAAGCATCGGCCTTGCCGCGGTTGTAAGCCTCCAGCAAAGCTATCTGCGTGTATTCGGTAAGTTCCTCTTGCTCATCGACCTCAGGCTTGCCGAACAACTCATCGGCACTGCATACGTTGCTGCCATCGCTCATAACCATTCCTCCGGTATTTCTGGCGGAGGCGGAATCACTGGCCTATCGCCGACAATTTGCTTTAGCTCGTGCAGGCATGCTTCCGACATGTCTCGTACCAGAAGTATGTTGCCGCCCTCCACGAGATCGACTTGGCCAACGACCTCTCCGTCCTTGCGGATATTCTTCCGCGTTCCGACTGTCGTATCTGTCAAGGTGATCAAGGTGTCACGTCGTAAGTGATTGCGTCCGATGCTCCATCGAATTGCCAGACGAATGAGCCCATGCTGATTTCATTGCTGACTCGCTGGCCGCCGGTTCTCGCGACAATACGGCCTGTTCCTGTCAGCGTCAGGCCAGTGTCGAAAGTGATCGTCAGCGTATCGGCTGTGTTGATGACCGGAATTGCGATCGCAGGATCATAGAAATACTCGATTGTGATCGGTCCGTGGTCGATGGTTTCCGCAAATGCCTTCAGGTTATGCTTGTTTCCGTCAACGCTCAGATCGGTGACGTCGAACACTTCCGCCGTTTCTTCGAGTCCTGAAATGCTGCGAAGTTTGCCGCTGAATGCGTTGCTCGTGATGACTGCTGAAGTTCCAGCACCTACGCCAATTGCCATGATCGTGACTCCTATTTAGACCGCTGGAATAGTCGCCAGCTGATACCAGAATTGAAATGGAATGACATATCGAAACAGCCACTTATCCGAAGCGTCGCGGGGCTCGATGGCATCTTCAAACGGTTCGTTTTCGATCTCGACTTGCAGCACTGTGACATTGCCGATTGATCCGCGATATGCCGACAGCAGCCGCCGCAGATAGTCCACCACCTTCAGGGCCTGTAATGTCGGTGACTTCGTCTGCTGCGT